CGCTGGCATTATTTCAGCACTTTGGGATGCAGCAGCATCTGCACCAGATACACCATTGGCATTCAGTTTTGATGTAAACGGTGACACATTTACTGGCAATGTATTCCCAGTATTTCCAACCGTTGGTGGCGCTGCCACTGACGTACTAACCACCTCGCTATCTTTCGTAGTCGAGGATGGATCAGTAACCCGAGCATAACTAGCAGAACAGGGCAACACTTATGCAATACACAATCAAAACAAAACAGGGCAATAACTACATAGTGAGCGATGAATCAACATGGCTTTGGATTGAGATCGAGCGAGATCTTGGATACACAGTCACTCAAGCAGCTGAAAAAATGGCATCAGGATCATTGGATGTCATAACTTGCATGCTTTACAAAGCAAGCAAAGCGGCAGGGCATACACAAATGCCAAGCCAGCAAGCATGGGTCACCAATGAGTTTGAGGGCTTTGAGGTGGTTGAGGAAAACCCAAAAGAGAATTAAGGGATGTGCTGGTGAGGGTTGCAGTATCCACCGGTATTCCCCTAAATGATTTGATGGAATGGTCGCTCGCAGATTTGAACACAGCAATTACGCTGATTAGAGAGAGGAATGGGCATGGCTGAGGGTAGAACTACCATCACAGTTAAGCCTGATCTGTCTGATTATCGTGGCTTGCTGAAAGCAATCTCTGTAATGGATAAACAGGCTCAAGGCGCATTAAAAGATGAGGTTGCCAGTATTAGCCGTTGGACGGCTCAAGGCATAATCTACGCATCCTATGGGGCTCAAATGCCAGCACAAGCAGCCATTGTTGCAGCTACAATCCGTCCGGCACGTGATCGTGTTCCAACTGTTTACATTGGTGGCGCTAAAGGTCGCGCATCAGGTGGCGCAAATGCTGGTCAATTATTGTTTGGTAATGAATTTGGTGGCGAGCGTAATGCTAAGGGCAGTTTATCTGCATTTCCTAATGGCGGTTACAGGTTCCCAGAGCGCACTGCCCGAGAGGGTAGAGGCAATAAAGGTTATTGGATATTCCCATCACTTAAAGAAATGCAACCAACTATCCGTAAACGGTGGTATGACGCAGTTATGAAAGTCATGGATAACTGGGCAAGGACAAGTTAATGGCCGATACACGTACACTCAAACTTTCATTACTTGCTGATGTAAATAAGTTTCTTGCTGGCATGGACAAGGCCGACAAAGGCACAAAGTCTTTCAGCAGTAGCATTGGTAAGTATTCCAAGGCAATGGCTAAGTCTTTTGCAGTCGCTGGCGCAGCTGCTGGTGCTTATGCCTTAAAACTTGGTGTAGATGGCGTAAAGGCTGCTATCGAGGATGAAGCCAGTCAAGTTAAATTAGCCAAAGCCTTACAAAATACCACAAATGCGACTGATGCCCAGATAGCAAGTACCGAGGATTACATCAGCAAGCAACAATTATCCTTTGGTATTGCTGATACTAAGTTGCGCCCGGCATTGGCAAATCTAGCCAGAGCGACTGGCGACCTTACCAAAGCCCAGCAGTTAAACAATCTGGCCATAGACATTGCAGCTGCAACTGGCAAGGATCTTGAATCTGTATCTTTGGCCCTTGCTAAAGGCTATAACGGCAACCTTGGCGCATTGACTCGATTAGGTGTGCCACTGGATGCCAACATTATTAAAACCAAAGACTTTACAAAAGCCACTGATCAATTACAAAAACTATTTGGTGGATCAGCACAAGCCAATACAAAGACATTGCAGGGCCAGTTGGCAATCTTGCGAGAAACCTTTGGAGAGTTACAAGAAGGTGTTGGCGTTAAGTTAATTCCTGTTCTTAAACGATTATTTGATCAGGTACTTAAAGTATCTAGAGCATTTAGTGGCGAGGATCCTGATGGCCTAAGTGCAAGAGCAAGAGAACTTAAGGGTGAAGTCGGTGATGGCGGTGCAGGAAGCCTTGGCCGATCCATTGCTATCTTGGCAGCCAGTTTTGAAAACTTATTCAAGGCCTTTTCAGAGGATGGCGACAGCACTACAAACACCATGCAGGAAATGGCGACAGCACTTAACAACATTGCTAAGGGTATTAACTTAGTTGCCGGGGCATACCGAGGACTTAAGAAACTTGGCGCTGGTGCTTTAGATTTACTTGATTTAGGCATGGGTGTAGGTGAGCGCTTTGGCCCACAAGGTACAGACCGGACACCATTATTCAACAACAGCATGGCTGGAGGCGGTAAAGCCAGAGCAGCTGGTGGAACAACCATAATCATGAATGGTGTAGTTGATGGCGAATCTGCACGCCGTAGCATTGAGCGCTTGATGCAGGATTCCTCACGCCGTACAGGTGCAGTCAATCTTACTGGGGCTACATTGTGACCGACTACGATCCTTATCCAACGGTTACTTTTGGTGGCACAACAACCTACGCAGATAACACGATCAGCACCATCAGGATCACAAACGGGCGTTATGACGTAACCGAGCAACCACAACCCGGATACGCATCCATAGAACTCTGGACTGATGCCAGTGAGCCATTGAATGTGGCATTGAGCCAATCGGTGTCAGTAGCCATTGACAAGGGCACAGCAGGCACACAGGAAATTTTTTACGGCACTATCTCGGACATTGACATCAGCATTGATGCCTATGGGTCAGATGGCTCGATTGCTCGCTATTCCATCACAGCCGTTGGGCCATTAGCAGCTCTTAACCGCCGACTGGTCGGGGCGGCTAACTACGCCAAAGAGTTTGACGGCACACGAATCCTCAACATCCTTAGTGAAGCATTTTTGACTGAATGGGATGATGTCGCGCCAACTCTTACTTGGGCAAATGTACCGAATGATACAACTTGGGAATCTTACGATGCCGTAGGTCAAGCCTTGGTTGATAACTTGGTCAGCAACATTGATACGCCCGGTCAGTACGAATTGATGGCATACAGCGATGGCGAAACCGATGCCTACTCGCTCGCCAGCATTGCAGCCAACTCTGGGCGCGGTGTCTTGTGGGAGGGTGGCGATGGTGAACTGCACTATGACGATTACTTGGCGCGATCACTTGCCACACCGCTTGAACTAACCGCCGATGATCTACTGGCTCAAGGGCTACGCAGTGCGGCTCAATGGGGCGAGATCGTAAACGATGCCACAGTGACATACCGGGCTGGATCAGCTGAAGCGCGTGACGAGCAATCCATCATCCTTTATGGGCAACTATCAGGCACTCGGGAAACCGTATTGCACAATTTAGCCGATGCCGAAACCCAAGCAGCTGATTTCATTGCTTCAAGGGCTTACCCAAGGACATACCCAGAAACTTTGACGATCCCATTGCACTCGCCAACGGTCAGCGATGCCACACGCGATGCCCTAGCCGCCGTCTATAACGGCCTACGGGTTAGCACAACAGAATTGCCAGCAGTCTTTGGTACAACCTTTGATGGCTTTGTCGAGGGCTATACATGGAACTTGACCCGATACACTGCTGAATTGGCTTTGACCTGTTCTGCTTATTCTGAAACTTATAATTCAATTATTTGGTATCAAGTCCCACCAACACAGGACTGGGCAACGTATAATGCAAGTATCCAATGGGAGGATTTATAAATGGCTGGCACGACAACTAACAATGGTTGGGATTACCCGACAAGCACCGATTATGTAAAGGATGGCGCAACGGCCATTGAGACATTGGCAACCGACATTGACACAAGCACTGGCAAAGGCTTAATTGCTTGGCAGACATGGGCTCCAACACTCTCTGCCGGTTGGCTTAATGGTAATGGAACTTGGGATGCTAAGTATTGCCAAATTGGAAAGACTGTTCATATACGAGCCAATTTTACCGTAGGTTCTACAACCACCAAAGGTACAGATATGCGCATATCTTTACCAGTGACAGCAGCTGTAACATCACAAACTTGGAACTGCAATTCAAGTGTGGCAGGTGGTACGCAATACTCTTTATTAATAAGAATGGAAACTACGACAGCGTTACGCGTTTTGGCCCAAAATGCCGCAGGAACTTATACAACCATTACGCAAATGACCGCCGCCGTTCCCGGCACTTGGGCAACTGGAGATATTATTGCATTTCAAATAACATACGAGGCAGCATAATGATTTGGATTTTTACCTGCCCAACAGAGGGCTGCGAAAATAACATTAACCCTGTTTATCTAATAGACCCAACTAATCCTGTCTTGTGCTCACTTTGCCACGCTTACGGCGATGCAGTACCAGAGCCAGAGCCAACAGTAACCGCAACTAGAGCCAAAAAATGAGCTTATTAACTTGGTTTGCACACAGTCCCATTGCCTCTTTCCTTAGAGTCTTTGGTGCTGGTGTTTTGGGCTGGGTGCTTATTAACGCAGATACACTTGGTATTCATCCAGCATTAACCATTGGAATAGTGTCGGCATTACCTATCATCATTAACTGGTTAAACCCCGAATACAACAATTACGGCAGGGCCAACCTAGATG